ATTTAGAAACTGAACTTGATAAAATATCTATGCTCACAAAATTATTTTTTGAATCCAGCTTGTTGAGGGTAGTGAATGAGTAACATAATTAAAATTATAGAACAGGATATGGTTTTCCTCAGCTATGATGAACCTAATGCTGAAAAGAACTATGCAGACTTATGCAACAAGGTACCGTGGGCCAAACGTGTACACGGCGTTAAAGGCAGTGATGCTGCTCACAAGGCCTGCGCAGCACTGAGTGAAACTGAATATTTTGTCACAGTGGATGCTGACAATATCATTGATCCAAAGTTTTTAGAAGTTGAAATCGATTTGGACCAATTGAAATTGACACCGGACCATGTGTTTAGTTGGTGCGGAAAAGTACATGTTAATGGACTCATGTACGGAAATGGTGGGCTCAAATTATGGACACGCCGATTTGTAAACAACATGCGTACACATGAAAACAGTGATCCCACTGATGTCAAAGGACTAGTTGAATTTTGTTTCGATGAACGTTATCATCAACTTGATCAATGTTTTAGTGAAAGTTTTACCAATGCCAGCTCATTCCAAGCATGGCGAGCAGGCTTCCGTGAAGGTGTAAAAATGTGTCTGGTGCAAGGTGCCAAAGTTAAAGATTTAAAAGAAATATGGTGGCAAAATTACAATAGACTGTCTGTATGGTGTAATGTGGGTGCTGATGTGGAACACGGTATGTGGAGTATTTACGGAGCAAGAGAAGGCGCATATTTGACCATGTGTACTGATTGGGATTATGCAAATGTGCGTGACTTTGATTGGCTTACAAATCAGTGGGAAGAAAAATACAGTAAGATAACTGCCAAAACGCTGCCTTACGAAATCATGGGATTAGGAGAAACACTTGCACATGAGTGTAAGATGGAATTAGCAGACCCCGATGCAAAGTGGAGTAAATTTTTCAAGTCAGTATATAGCAATGCCCCGAGAAATGTAAGAAAGAGAAAATAATGTACGATATTATTTTTATCAGTTACCACGAACCGTATGCAGATGAAAATTTTGATAATCTCAAAACACGGTTCCCTTTGGCAAAACGGGTGCATGGAATTGTGGGAATTCATCAAGCGCACATAGCCGCTGCTAGAAAATCATTCACTAAAATGTTCTGGGTAGTGGATGCGGATGCTGTTATAATGAATGATTTCAAATTTGATCATGAAGTTTCTGAATGGGATTTGGATGTAGTGCATGTATGGCGCAGCCTTAATCCCATCAATAATTTAAGTTACGGCTACGGCGGAGTCAAACTATTGCCAAAAAAACTTACTATACAAATGGATACCAGCAGTATGGACATGACCACAAACATCAGTACCAAATTCAAAGCTATGGATACAATAAGTAACATCACTGCATTTAACACAGATGCATACAGCACATGGCGCAGTGCTTTTAGAGAATGCTGTAAACTGGCAGTGATCAATAACAAAGAATCTTTGTCTAGATTATATGTTTGGTGTCAATTAAACGCTCATGCACCTTTCGGCGACCATGCTTATATGGGTGCAATTGCTGGTAGACTATACGGTGAAAAGAATGCCTCCAGTCCGGAGGCATTGAGCAAGATAAATGATTTTACTTGGTTACAAGATCTTTGGCTAGCGGAAAGATCTCAGCTATCACCCGAGCACATTCTATAGCAACTGCTTGATGTTCTTTTTGTGTGCCGTTGGCACTGCGTAATTCAATAAAATGAATCCAACTGCGCAGTGTGCCATTCATATAAATTCTACTTTCAATCAATCCTTCTGGTAACACAGCACGAGCTTGTTCTTTGGCAATGCCTTTTTCAACAGCCCATTCATAGGCAGTTCGGCATTTTTCAATAACATCTTCCTGGATACGCTCCCATTGATATGCAAGAAACCGATCTGCATCGTTAGTTAGATCTAACTCTACGCTGTTTTGTCGGTTTTTGAGATCTTGACGGCGTGCATCTCTACGTACAAACGACAAGTCTTTAGTAGGGTCAGCATATCGCTGGCTGAACTCTTGAAAGCTAAAACTTCTGTGTCTAAGTATTTGTCGGGCAATATCTCTTGTGGTAGAGATTTCGATGCAGGCACTGACCATTTCGAGTGGACTCCAGTGCTGGTGTTTGACCAGGTACTGTATGAGTTTTTCCGACGTGGCAGTGTTGAGCTGATTGCTGGGATTGGACACACGGGCGCAATAGGCAATGAGCTCCTGTGCATTGTCGATGCCCATGTTTGCGAATTCTTCAGTGGGTTGGCTGTAGCTAAGTAATTTGACATTCATCTATAACTTCTTCTTTTTCAAAAACTTTTGTGTACTGCGTTCTATATCTTTGCGAACACGATCGGTGTCTAATTTAAAGTCGATATTATCTATACGATCTTCATATGTCTTAAAAAGTTCACTTAGACTTTTTTCAAAGACAGCCCAACCATCTCGCTTAGTTTTAGCAGTTATTCGTATTTCCCAAGACTTGCCATCCTTAAAATTAACCAGTACGGTATGGAGATACCTGAGCGGTAACACATTTAACTGTACTTCACCGAATACTTCTGGCCAATTTTCTATAACAGACTTGGGAAGAACTTTCCCAGGTCTTGTCATTTAACTGATTTGTTCTTGGTCGGAACCAAGTCCTCTGCTTTGCGACGCATTGCGGCTGCTTCCTTGGCCAGCTTGTCAGCTTGACTGCGATAGAACTTTGCTTCTTCTTCTGGACTATCAAAGCTGACTGGTTGGTTGATTGTGATGCTGGGCTGCACTGATTCGATTTTGGCTTCTGCTTTTTTAGTAGGTAACGGTTGATCATTAGCACCTGGAGGTATAGCCAATTCGTCTACTGGAATGCCACGTTGTTCTGCAATGATTTGATTAAGTTCTGACAACTGAACTGCTACACCTGGGGAAGGTGTCATCTCAATTTCACTTGTGGGAGCCTTGATTAATCTGCCGGTGGCATGCAGTGATGGTAACATTCTAGAACCATCTGGAAATTGTGTACGATCCAGTGCTTCTGCAAATTCGTATGAATCTTGCCCTGAGTTGCTTTCTACCAAATTGATAATAGCATCATGATAGATGTCCGGTAGATTTTCTGTTGGTACAATCAAACAACTGTAAGCATCGCCTGGCAGTGTACGATATGCCACCAAACATTTTTTATTAGTAGTTTTAACACGACCCACGTGTTTTAATTCAGTCATGTTAAACTCCTAAGCCTGGATTTGCGGCCTGCTGTGCTTCTGCTTGTTTTGCAACGATGTTTAGAAAAGTTTCTAGTTTTGTGTAAGTTTGTCCAACTGCCACCATCTCGTTTGGCTTGAATGCGCCGCGTGAACTGGCAATATCAATGATAACTTTCAATGCGTTTAGATCATTAATTGTCAAATCATTGGAAGCTGGTTGTCCTTGCGCCGCAGGATCGGTGCCAACTGGGGTTTGGTCATGTGCTGTATCAGTCATAGTATCTCCTTAAGTGATATGTACGTATATAATTATCTTGTTTGTAAATGCGGACAGGCAATTGTGAAAAAACTAAGTTCCTTTTCACTTTCAAAGCCTATCTTAACATTGTAAACAATGGTATTTGTGTTGTCCAGTGCAATACCTTGTCCCACATAATACCTATTATTTAAATTCTTACGTATCCATGAGTCGATAGATTTGACTGTATTTGGCGTGTATTTTTCAAAACTTGTGTATTTAAAATGCGGACAAGGGAAATCAACCCTGCGTAAATCAAAGTAATTTAGAGGGTTGGCCTTTCCATTCTTCAAACTCATTAAATAGCACTCTTGGCAAACTCGTAATAAGCATGTTCACCAAATGGTGGAACAATTTTGTCGTTGCCATGAATGATGAATACTGTGTCGCAGTAGTCGGGATCTCCCCAACTGTTCCATGGATAACCGTCAGTAAACATGATAAACTTTTTAGGATTGATATCGTGTTCTTTCATGTAATTCCAGTTGGCATCAAAATCAGTACCGCCACCGCCCGTGGGCTCATACTCATCAAACTCGTCCATGTTGTAGCCGTCGAAGTCTGCTTCGTTGTACACACGAGTATCAAAACACCAAACTTTAATTTTGAAGTCTTGAAATTCTTGCATAATGCCTTTGATCTCTGCCAAGAAATCTTTTGCTTGTTCGTTACCGATACTGCCCGACATGTCAATTGACACACAGATATCAATTGTTTCTTGAAATTTTTGACCTGGCAATATTGCATTCATGTGCCAGCCTTTGCGGTTAGGTCGCATGAATGAATAATCAGCCTTGATAACACTTTGGATTTGCTGACGAATAATTTCACGCCAGTTCATCTTGGGCTCAGTAAGTTCTTTGATCATGCGTTTTACGCTGGCAGGAATATTTCCAGCGCCTGCGGCCATGGCCGCAGACATAGTGGCTTCACGAACTTCGTCACGAATTTGTTTTAATTCTTCTTTGGAATACTTCGGCTGTCCGTTACCATCGCCATCTTTGCCCCAATCAATATGATCATCTAGTAACTGACCCAAGGCACTGAGCTCTTCTTCGTCATGCTTTTTGAAGATTGTATCGTAGACTTGTTCCGCGCCCATGTCGTAGTATTTGGCATCGTGATAGATAGTGATGCCTTCAATAGTGTGATCGCCAATCCTATCACGTACCAATTGTCCATTCACACAATAGTCAGCGGCAATATTAAATATTCGTGGATCACGGCCTTCACGGCGACTCATATGATCAAACACATTATGCAGGATTTCGTGAGCAATTACAAATTCAACTTGTTTAACGCTGAGTGGTTCAAAAAATTTACGATTAAAATAAATGGTACGGCCATCTGTAGCAGCAGTACCCATCCATTCTGTACCTTCTTCAATTTGCAGGCGGGTAGCCATGTTACCAAAGAACGGGTGACGTAGCAGTAATCCTACTCGGGCTACGATAATTTTCTCAATAATTGGATCTGAGTGTGACATTGTTGCTCCTTAACTATATGTATATATTTTAACACCACCCGAAGGTGGTATCAAATGGTACTAGAACTGATTATTTTTCAGTTGCCGCACTAATGTATTGGCCGTATTTGGTATGAAATTCATCAAAGCATTTGATTTCATCCGGATCCAATGGTAGTTTGTAAGTGCTTAATGCTACTTTGGTACCCATGATATTCAATTCTTCTTTAAAGTTATTCATCATAAATTCAAAGAAATTGTTAACTTGATCATTCCAATCTTTAGCATTTTTATTGCAAGCATCTTTCAATTCGTAGCACAGTGATACCACAAGCGAATACTGCGCTGAGATTTCTGTGGAATCCATTTTCTTAACTTTGCCAGACAAGATATCTGTTGGATTAGGCATTTTAGACGCATGTTTACGGTGCGCCATAAAACTAATAGCAAGGCCTTCGCCCACTGAACCTGACACCAAATCAGTTAGTGTTTCTGAATCGACGTCGTCGTCTGTCAGCAATTCGCTAACAAAGGACCAGCTACGTGGAGTGGCAAACGCACGGCTTGAACTTTTTGGATCAAAATCGTAAAGTGATTTTTTGCTGAACGACAAGAAACCAACTACATCTTGGTGAATCTTGTTTTTAACTGCCCATTCAAAATAATCATCCCATTCATGAGTCATTTCCAAATGAACAAAACGATTGGCCAACGGTGCAGGCATGCGGAAAGTAACACCTTTGTCGCTTTCACGGTTACCAGCGGCAACCATTACCACATTGTCTGGCAATTGATAAGTGCCCACACGACGATTTAGAATCAATTGATACGCTGCTGCCTGAACACTAGGAGCCGCACTGTTCATTTCGTCCATGAACAAAATAATTAATTTATGCTTGTGGGCAAAAAACAAGCTGGGCAACTCAGATGGCGGAGCCCATTTCATTGTGCCGTCATTGGAGTCAAAATATGGAATACCTTTGATGTCAGTAGGTTCCCAAAGACTTAGACGCACATCAATCACATGCGCATCTAGCTCTTCGCCCAATTGTTTGATGATGTCTGATTTACCAATCCCCGGAGGACCCCAGATAAAGATCGGACGTTTGTTTTTGAAGGCCTTGCGAAGAGACCGCTTGGCACCGCTGGGCCCCACTGTGCGACTAATAATTTCTGGCATTTAATTTCCTTAAAGGGTGTATTAATAAATAACGCTGCGTAAGTACTTATTATACGACACCCTGGGCTGAAAGTCAATTGTCTTTTGACAATGCTAGTTCTTTTTCTCGCTCATTCATTGCTTTAATAATGCCAAATTTTCTAATGTCGTCTGAAAACAACATCAGCTCAAATCCTTTGCGTTCTGCAAACACAGTGATTGACATTGGAGTCAAATAATAAGGACAGTCCACATACCTTTCCAAAAATATGATAGTTTGGGGACTCAGCTCAATCGGTTCAGTAAAAGGAATCTCGTATTCTTTCAATTCCAATTCTGAAACTAAAAACTCATATCCTTCTTCGCTTAGACGAAAATTGGTTTGTTTAGCTGCCCTAGTACTTTGCCACCACTTGCGACTGAACAGCTGCAGATTCACATCATCTATGCTCTTGCCCCACTGTTGTAAAAATATTTTGGTCAGAGCGTCTCGAGTTATCATTTGACCACGGTACCTTGAGTCAGCATGACCACTTGAAAATCTTCACAATCAAAAGTTTGATTCAGTTTTTTGGCTAGATTACGTGCATGCCCCGGATTGCTGAATGAAACCTTTTTGTATTTGGGACCAGGATAACTGGTGAGACTATTGAAGCTTTTAAGGTTGAAAGGTTCGTTTTTGTAGAATACAGCCCAGATGGCATCAGCAGCTAGAACTTGCTCTGCTTTATAAGTTTTTTTATTAACGTACTCTAACAGCACGGATGGCTTGGGTCTTGACATAATGCGTATCCTAGTAATATACGCATATATTTATCTTTATTTGTCAGTAAATCCGCCACCATCCATGGCCACAGATACTGATTCATTTTCAGTCTTGTTTTTCAAAGCGTTGTACAATATTTCGTAATCTTGTAACAATTTGTCTTGTATCTCATTCAGAGCCATGCTAAGGAATCTAGCTTGCTGTATGGGAAGTTTTACTTCCTTCGAGTTACCTAGCTCAGCGGCTCGTAGCGACTGCGTAAATTGTGTAATTGGAGTTAGATTAATCTGATTTTGCATTTGCCAATACCGTTTTCATTTCAAATTCTGTTTTGAACGGCCCTTTGTAAGTGTTGCGTTCAAGTGTGATCAACTTGGGACAAAAACTTTTGACCCACCCCTTGTTGAATTGTATAGTGTAATACCCTGCACAATACAAGCTCTTGCTGGCATTGCTTTTGGTAAACAATGGCAGACGACGTCTAACATCATACATTGTGTTGAATGGTTTTACACTGGTTGTGAAACCATGGCATTCATCTGTTTCAGCTACAGTGACTTTGACTTTGGGATTTGCTAAAAAAAATCCTTCACCGAACTTTTTGGTTAGGTCCTGTTTTTTGTTAAACATAACTTCACCTGAAGTACTGCTTAGAACAAATTTGTTGTTGTCTTTCTTGTGCAGTGTTGCAATTTTAGAACCGTCCTGTTCCACAATCCAAAACTTACCATCCACAATAGGCTTGGCGTATATTACTGTCATATTCTTCTCCTTGATATTACAAGGGCCCTGACGGCGCCCGAGTAATGTATGTATTTATCTCTCATTTACCTTGCAGAAACGCCATGACAGATTCTGGGCTAGAAACTCCATACGGATCAGGATTGGTATCACTGGACTCTGATGATTCATCGCCTTCACGAAGTGCGAACGTTACGTTTGGTATAGTCTGTATCATTTTAATTCTCCTCGAATAAGTTTAGTGCGGCTTTGGTAGTTGGATACTTGGCCTGGAATGGTTCGGCATACGACTGGATATTATCTGCAATCTTTTTCATATCCCATGCATTACAGAATTTCAGCATGCGGATCCCAACTTGGCTAACTTCTTTTGGAACAGCGTTGACAGCAATCGTTTCTTGAATATTAGCTTTGACATCGTCCGGCTGCGCTGTTAAATCACATAGCTGTACATTGCGTTGATAATCTTCCAACACTCGATGCTCCACCCCGTTGTGGTCAACCCAACGTTGCAACATCAAGTTGTTCCAATTGAATCCTTTGGATTTTCGATCTTCAAATGCTTCCATAAGACCCACTTTGTTCTTTGAACCTTTGGTACGCACACCGGGATATGCTGAAAACACATTGTCACTGGTATCACCACGCATGCACTTTTCAAACAGCATCCATTCTGGATCTTGTGCTGGCTTGGGCTCGCCAGTTTTTTTGTCTTTGACCGGTTTACCTTTGGCATCAAAAATGCCTTCGTGAGTGATGTGTAAATCGCCTACACCGTTGTACTGACTTACGTTTGAACTAATGAGCTGTGCAAAATCACCATCTGTCGAAATGATCACATGTTTGCTTTGTGGGTGAGCTTGTACCCAACCTGCAATCAAATCATCTGCTTCTAGGTTAGGATGTTGCATCACAGTGACATTGGTCTTTTCTGCAATAAAATTGCAAAACTCGTCAAACGCTTCCCAAAACAACTTGTCTTCTTCCTGTTGTTTCTCTGTCAGCGCATCACGTGCTTCTTTTCTATTGGCCTTGTAGGGTTTGTAGTAATCTTTACGCCACGAACGACCTTCGAGACAGAACACCACATGACTGCCGCCAAAATCTTGCCATGCTTTTTTGATGCTGTTAAATGTTATATGAAAAGCCATGCCCAACTTGATGTCAGCGGAGCCTTGCACCACATGCCGAGCACGGAAAAATGTATTAGCAGTATCAACTATGATGTATGTCATTCAACTTCGGCTTTGCCGTTTCCTAATCTGTTTACGTTAATATAACCGCCGATCGTTTTGCTTGGCTCAGCTTGTCCTGCTTCGGACAGCATGTTGCCAGCCAAATCTCTAAACCAACGATCAACAATCTCTTCTTCTGGATCACCTTCTAGGCCATAACCAGATTGTTTTAATTGTAACACAAACTCTGCATTCCAGTCAAGCTCAAAGAAACCGTTGCGAATATTGTCTTTGTTCACATGTGTGTCCAAGACAGCTACCCAAGGTTCACCCTTTAAGGAAGCACGTTCTTTAGGAGTCATTTTGGCAACACGTTCCGATTCTTTTGCCGCTTGCTGTGACTTCACAGCTTCTTCTTCTCTGACTTTTAACTCAGCAATGCGAGCTTCAGTTTCAACAGTGGCTTCTTCTTCTTTGACTTTTAACTCAGAGATTCGAGCTTCGGCTTCGGCTGTTATCTTTTCTAATTTTTCAATTCCAAAAATTCGTTTAATAAACTGTTTCATTTTTATTTCCTGTGCATGTGCAATTCCTGCCCTGTCTACATTTGCTTGTGCATGCACTTGGCATAGTTTTATACCATTTCAACAACATCACGATCAGTAATATCCAGCCAGCTGTAAAACAGAGTAGAAAAAATAACATATTATCAGTCCCCGTGTAGTACAGAAGGACTGATTGATCTGTCATCAAAGTAGGTAATTTTCTTTTCTACTTTAAATCCAGCCAAACGTTGCAGTGTATCTTCTGCTATTTCTTGTTGCAGATATGCTGTGCTGTATATGATTTTTCTCATTAGGTTCCCCATGCGTTACGCCAAATATCAACTTGTAATCTTGGGCTATAACGATAGCCACGTTGCATAGCAAGCTCGGCTACTTGCTTAGTGTTTAGATTATAAGTGTCTTCTGTGCCGCCAACCGGCATTAGATATGTAGGACCCGTGAATCCTGCATCTCTGTATTCTTTAACAGCTTGATCAACTTCTGCCACATCATCTGCATTGGCCACAACAAATTTCAAATATGCATTGCCAACTGTTTCGTACTCTGCAACAATGCTTGGTTTGATTGCATCTGCCCAGGCTTCCCCACTGCAAGACAGTTTAGGGCTCACGCTAAACGTAAACAAACTGACCGGCGCACCGACGTCAGTTAACCATTGATAGAACTCTTCTGTCAAACGTTGGGTTCCATTTGTTTCAAATGTGATGTTGGTCAATCCATTGTGTTGGCACTGACCGATCAGCTCGGGAAAAGCACGTTGCCAACCCAACAATGGCTCTCCGCCTGTGATGACCAAATGAATGTCATGTCCGTCTGGTTGCATCCATGTGTGATTGGGAATAAGATCTTCCATCTTTTTGACAACATCCAGTGCTTCCATTGTTGGACTTAGATGTTTGAATTTTGGATGCCAACTGGCATAGCTGTCGCATCCTGTTTTGGCCAAGGGCAAATCGTCGTAGTCATTGTACATGTGTATTACTTGTGCAATATCATCGGGCTCAGTGGTCTTTTCACCTTTGGGCATTGCAAAGCCGCGGCATTCAAAATTGCATCCAAATGTGCGCAAGAACACACTGGGTACACCAGCATAGCGACCTTCGCCTTGCAAGCTGTAAAAAATTTCTGCTACCTTTAATTTACTCATTATTGTTTTCTCTAAAATTAATTGGTCGGTGTTTGAAGTTTCTCGACACGTTCTTTTTCAAATTGTTCGCAATCTGTTACAGCAGATTTTAACACATCAGCATAGTTAAGAGCAACCTGTTTGCTGATCGACAAGCAAGTTTCTTGCTGTACATAACCCTTGGTCCACAAGGTCCAGGTTAATTTTGTGCGGGTCCAAAAACCATTTACTAGACCCTTCCAAAACCAATCAAATTCCTGTAACCAATCATGTTCTATATCGTATTTGGGTTTGACAGCTTCCGACCAAAAATCGCTTTTGACAGTGACATGCAGTTCCACATTGATTCCAGAGTTATCTGCTTCTACCCACAATTGATGATCGTGATCTGGTTGACCACACTGGCATACCACTTGGTACACTTTACTGTTGCCCCAATCGTGACGCTTGAGAATGCCATCGGCAGGTGATTGCGATTCCATTATTGTGATTCCATTATCGTTTGTTGGATTCCTGCAGACTCAGTGTATCGAAAAATTCTTTCTTTGTGCCCGCATCTTGATTGAACGCACCTTTGAGCACTGTGGTAGTGGTCGAACTGTCATGCGCCATGATGCCTCTATTCTCACAACAGCCGTGGGTCATTCTCAAATACACGCCTACGCTTTCAGATCCTGTTGCCTTTTGAATTTCTCGAGCAACATCGTTGCACAGCTCTTCTTGTAGCGTACCACGTCTAGCACACCACTGAGCTATTCGTGTGTACTTTGACAAACCGATGAGCTTTTGTGCGGCAATGATACCGATATACGCGACGCCAACCACAGGCTGGTGATGGTGACTACACATGCTACGAAGCTCACTACGCACAACCAACATACCTTCATATCTATCCTCGCTGTCATTTGGAAAAGCTGTTGCATCCGGCGGAGTTTCATAACGTCCGCTCATAATTTCATTAAAATACATCTTGGCCAATCGTTTAGCAGTGCCCTGACTGTTAGGGTCTGTTTCACGATCGATAAGCAACGAATCCAGCACTTGTTCAAATGCCGTAGTAGCTTCTTTAATTAATTCGATTTTTTCAACATCACTGATATACTCACTGATGTTATCTCCTGCCCAAAATCGTTTATTGTCTTGTTTGAGTCTATCGCGGATAACCCGACTAAGGGATCTGCCATCTTCTTCTTTGTAACGTAGTTCTGTCATTTTATTTTTCCTATGTGTGTAGTATATAGGTTTATTTAGATTTATTCAAGTTATTTTTTGCTCGAAGTGTACGACAGTGCTCCTTAACTTCTACCGGAAAATCTGGACTAATTTCAGCAAGTGAACAATTGTATATTGTACCAGTTCTTTTTGAAAATAATAAAAATACAATCTGTAATGTTATTAACAATACAATAACAGCCGCAATTATTACTACAATTTCTCGCTTAGTAATATTTGACATAGGTCATGATCCTTTTGATTATTAAATTTGAAAATCATAAAATTTGTGTATGGAGTGTATACAAATCTGTGACCCGGTAACCCAAATACTTCCAGTACATCGGCGTAGATTTCGTTCCACCAATCCACACTTTGATTGTTCCATAGAACTATGATTTCGTACATCAGTACTTGCCTTTTGCGGGTATGACATGACGAACTCCGCCACGTGGATCCTCCATATCTCCTGCTCGTCTAGGTATCATGTGTACGTGCGGGTACATCACAGTTTGGCCAGCTGCCTGTCCAATATTTTGGCCGATGTTAAATCCCTGCCATCTGTCCATTTCGATTCCGTCATAGCCAAACTTGTATGCAGCTTTGTAGCAGTCGTACAAGTTTTCGGATCTCTCATAGGTGGGCACAAACAACAAATGCCCTTCAGTGACTGGATATGCATCTCTAAACACCCAAAAAGTTTTTGTCCTGAATTCAATTTCTGTCCACGGAGCAACCTTGTTGCTCATTGCAGTTTCAAGTTGGGTTATCACGTTTGGATTCTTTCAGTTCGTCTTTTAGGTAATCTATATAATCGAGCAAAGATGAAATTTTACGATCGTTGCCCGGTTGGGCTCGCATGGTATTGATATCAGATTCAACCATGGCAATTTTGTCTTCCAGTTCTTTAGCGGTCAATGTCATTTTGTTAATTTAGCGGCAATAGTTCCGCTGAACAGTATATTGAATGCTAACCAAGTTTGCCACGACAGTTCTATGTTCAGTACTGGGAACAAAGTGTTTAATGCCCAGATACCCAAAATAGGACCAACGGCAATGGCAACCACAACCAATGCAATTGCAAACAACAATTTAATTAGTGCTGATGTCATTTCCAAAATTCCTCCCAAGGATACACTAGCCAGCAATCTTTTTCTGCTTTGTTAACTTCCCAATAGGTGTAATCAACATCTTCTTTGCTGGCTAGATTATTTGTAAGTGTGGCAAAGCGAACATTGCGCCCCCAGATGTTGGCCCATTTTGGGTCATCGGGCAATGCACCTGATTGCCAATCATTTTTAATCCACGCAATGGTACTGCCCTGGTCGTTGATGTCATCCACAACAAGAATCTCTACACCGTTGTATGCATCTTCAGCCATGCCAAAATTACTAACAGTGGAACCGCCGTCACGCAAACTCACATCCAGTGTTTGCATTGGCACATGCATATAATGACTTAGTAGAGTAGCAGGCACAAGTCCTCCACGACTGATACCCACAATGTATTTAGGCAACCATTTGTCCTGGACCAGCTGCCGAGAAAGATCTAAGCAAGCACCTTCCACTTGAGCCCAATTGTAGTAAACTTTTTTCATGCTACTAGTGCGGAAGCCAATGTTACCATTTCTTCTCGAGTCATAAGAAAATTGTAAGTGGCAGTATCAATTACTGCACCGTCCTTTAATGATTGTTGTTCCATGTCCACACTGAACACGCCATAGGGTTTTAGTACTGCATGTTTTTTCAACACAAGGCGAAATCCTTCGCTTTCTTTAATGACTGTTTCTGTATAGGTGTTTCTAACTGATTCATGCAGTTCCATCTTCATCTCCTTTGATTGCTTCAAATGTTCTATATTTGCCCAAAGCTGCAATGTACTCGTCATACAATTTCTTTATCTTGGGGTGTTTGCGTTCTAGTGTAACATCTCGTTCTGGTATTTGCAACATTTTTTCGATTGTGTTTAACCGTTCTTCCAAATCACGCCCATTGATAACCAAATTACCTTTAATGTCTACCGTAGGGCAATTATTGTCTGCTGGTCTTACTGTTAGTACTTGATCAAATGGATTAGTTACAAAAAGGTTATTAGACGTAGACATATTGCTATAAGGTATGCCAGTAGTGGTATTTGTGGTAAAAATTTGACCGCTGGTGCCCGCACCGGCATTCAACGTTACAGTTCCAGAGGAGCTGGTGTTGGTATAACCGCTGCTAATTATTGTGTGTTTTCCTGCTGTGTAAGTATGACTCATTATGTATCCACTTGTTGTTCACGAGAAAACCCCATTCTCGTTTTCTTGGTCCTGGCATAAACAAGGTCCATGCGGCTACACCATCAGCCAGCTCAATGCGATGATAAGAATCAGGACTGCAAATGCGAAAATGTCCGGGCCCACGCCAGCAGCGTTGTTCCCCCACTTTAACACCTTGCTCATCAAATTCTGGAATCCATTCATAATAACCTCCTTTTAAAATTAGTGTAGCATACGGCCACGGATGGTCGTGAACATCATCCGGATCACCCTTTAAAAACTTGTGTAAAAAAACATTGAACGAAAATCTTTTTCGATCCTTGAGAAACAAGTAGTACCGTTCGAGATACGGCTCATCACAAACACGGTCCATAATAATAAGTTTACGACCCCTGCGATCGAGCCAATTCAAAAATTTGGCTGTAAGTTTCATTTTATATTTTTCAATAAGTCAGTTGCCGAAAAGAAATTGGTTGCAAGCGAATGTGCCTGTTTATTGATAACAGGTAATCGAGCAGTGTGGTTATCCATGTGCTGAACAATTTCTCTGCATAAAGCTGTTCTATGAATTGTGTAGTCATCATAGGATTCAGTCCATTTTGAAGGATATTTGAAAATATCTAAATACATCTCGCTATAGCTCAAACGATCGGGTACCATGGGAATTGCATTCACCACAGCACCCTCGTAGCAGCTGATGCCTAATGTTTCCTGCAAGTTGGCACTGAACACCATTTTTGCTTCACCTAACAAATTATGATATTCATTTTTAGTTAGTTGCTGGTCTTGACACACAACAAATTCATATTGTGGCAAATGCTCTTTCAAGTCTCTAAAAATCTCAACTTGCTTTTCAGGTGCAATGCGATGCGGGAATAAAATAAGATCACGCTTGGGCATGTTCTTATACATGGCCAATGTATCCGTCATATATTCCATTGGCCAACCTGTGCGTACAATTTTAGTAGACTCTAAAAATCTTTCCATAGGCTGAGGCATTGATCCATAGAACAGGTTTTTTTCAAACATATCGATATGAAAATTAGTAGCAAAGTAGTTGTGGTCAAATGCGTGAAAGAATGATTTTTCAGCATGACGTACCCAAGGTTTATCTCCCACAAGTCGGCCTAGGAAGTCTTGAGGATCATATGAGCCTGCATGCCACAATCCATGTGTAGTTACTGGAATACCCAGTAGCTCACTCATATATCTAAGGTTAATAATACCAGGATGCCAAGCGTCTGTAAAGATAAAATGATCGCCAGGCTTAACTTTATCTTCGGTGAAGAGTCCAGCCATAGCTTCAACTTGTACAGCTTTATAAATGTTTGTGCCCCCGAAATTGAGAAAAGCCCCAGGGCTAGTAGCATTTGGGATATCAGCAGGGCCATTGATAATATGTACATTATGTCCGCTTTTTTTAAGTAGATTCGGTACATGAGTCCTCCATTGACTCGTGTACCGTGTCTCTAAACTTTCTAAATCAATTAGAAATACGTTCATGATTGTTTCTTGGATTTTTGCCTAGATAGGGCTTGCGTTCGCCAGTATACGGCTTCTTGGGACGACGACTCTTTTCAAAGTTTCTCCACACCCAGCTTTCACGATTGTACAGGTGACTCTCGTCAAACGGATGCATTTCCATCCTGCAAAAGTTATGAAATGCCTCTAGGTCATCAAAAATCTTAACGACATCAGGACGGTTTTCAAAATACGAGTAGTCTTTGTAATTCTTAGCCATAATAGCTTTCCTTGTTTGTATCAATACTTAATAAAAGAACCATTTTCTCCATCTTCGGAGACCTCAATCCAGATCTCGCGATCCGGATACTTATGTGAGATTTGAGCATATAAATCATCGCTCATCATCTCGCAACTTTTGTGATCTAGCGACAAAATACTTTGTGCGCTAGAATACAGTTGTTCAAGCCACCGCTTGAACTGAATGAATTCCACATCTCGGTCGTTATGGGAAACGCCAAGCCACACCCTAAAGTGAAAGATATGGCGATGAGGAGTGCCAAGAAACGATACGTCATAGTAATCTCCTGTTGC